TTAGGAATTATATTTAGTTAGGAATTATATTTAGTTAGTAAAAATAAATGATTAATAGTTCAAATTAAAAATTTGATTATTGTATTCTTATTTTTATGTTTTAATAAAATATGTCAAAAAAAATTATTGAAAATTGTCATAGTGTTATTAATATGGCTATTAAAGAAGCCAATAAGGCAAATGGAATTCATAAACTTGGAGCTGTAATTACTAAAGGTAGAAAAAAATTCATATGTGGTAACTATAACAATAACCAAAGAACATCATATTTTGGTGAAATCAGTTGTTGTCAGCATGCTGAAATGGCAGTTATTGGAAGTTTTCTTAATATGCATGTAAAACCAAGTCAGTGTAAAGTATCTTGTGCCTTTCTCTAAAAGGAAGGGCAAAATATATAACTTTTCAAAATATATACTATGGGTAATACGATTATCAAATACTGGGGAATTAAGAGATGCTATGCCATGTAAAAGATGTTGCGTGGCTATTCGGAAATTTGGATTTAAAAAAATAGCATTTTCAAATATAGATGGTAATATTGAAATGGTAAATATTCAAAAATTTCAAAATAATCATCTTAGTAGATCACAAATAAATAGTGAAAAACATAGTAGAATACGATTTAATAGTTAAACTAAAAATATAATAAAAAATTATACTAATAAAAATTCTAATAAAAATAATAAATTCTAATAAAAATAATAATAAATTATTTAAATTATGACAAACATTATAATTATGACAAACATTATAATTATTTTTTTAAATATTTTTCCAAAGAAGATAATGAACATGTTTTTTTAAATTTACTTTTGTTTATAGGTATCCATTTTTTGAATTTAATACAAAATATACAATCTACAAATATATCATTTGAATTATTATTTTTTAATAAACCATTTACCATTTCTGCACATTCAATTGTATCTATTCTTGCTATAGAATGTTTAATATATTTTTTAAGACCTTTTTTGATAAATAATAGAAATATATTATGAAATTTACTTTTATTAATTATAAATGTAAAAATTTCATCATCGCAATAATCATCATACAATTCATTTTTAAGCATATTTAAAAGTAAATCGCAACTATCAGAATTTGAATTTGAATTTGAATTTGAATGTATGATAATATCTTTAGCATTTTCAAGTAATTTTTTAGCATCGTTTTTTGATTCTTTTAACGAATTATTAGTATTTAGTAATTCAATATTAAGTTGTCTTGTGTCATTATTTGTTTTTCTAAACAAAAAATTTATATTTCGGTCCATTGAAGAAATGGGAATAAAAGATATTCCTAAAATTTTATAACTACAATTTTTAATAAAATTATCAATCATATTGTCTAATTGGTCATATGTAAATAATCTTTTTACCCCAATAGTACATATTTGAAGATTATCATCATTAATAAAACTATTGTTAAGTATAGTATAAATTAATTTTATTCTATCAATTAAACTTTTTTTATTTATTTTTTTACCTTGATGTACTACTATATTTTCTAATAAAAAATGCCAATTATTATTATTATCTTTAATTAATTCACCACTAAACAATGTATCACTATATAATTTATTATCAAATCTATAGTTAACAATTACCATTTTTGGAAACCGATGTCCCTTTTGAATTTTTTTATCAATTAAAATAGAATAGTTTGTATTTTTAAATTTAGTTAAATATAGCCAATATTTATTTCCATTCGTAATTGTCGAAACAAGATGTTCATATTTTAATATAAAATTTAATATTTTGTCAGAATAAATTAAACTATTATCATTAAAATTTATATTATAATCATTGATAAGTATATCTAAAATATCTGATTTTTCCCTATCATTTTTTAAATTATGTCCCATTGAATTACAAAATTTTATTTCAGAAACCTGCATTATTATTTAATATTATTAATATTAATTTTAAAATATAAATATTATATCAAATTTAATTCTATTTAAATTAATTCTATTTAAATAAATTTGATATAATATTTAATTTATCATTGAATTTTAAAAAATAAATTTCAATGATAAATTCTGAAACTTTTGATTTCCATGGTAAAACGTATGAATATAATAACCTTGAATGTGTATATAAAAAAGATGGTGAATTTATCGATATTAAAAAAGCTGTTCCTGATATCGGAATAAGAATGACTGAATATAATAATGTTATTGCTATTAAAACGGATATTTATAAATATAAAATAGACGCTAAAAATAATGTTGTTAGGAAAGTGATATATGTTAAAAAATATAGAAATAAAGCTGTTGAAAATAGAAGAAAAAATTGGAAACCATTTGGTGTTAAAAATAATGACACAAAATCGTATAAATTTATAGGAGAACCTGTTTCTATGGAATATGCAGATGAAAATGGTCGTTTATTATCATACAATGATGATTTTGTTGCTAAAAGTACTAATACTAAAAGTACTAATGTTAAAAGTACTAATGTTAAAAGTACTAAATTTAGTACTTCCAGTACATATAAGCCAAATATTTCAATTATAAATAATGTTAAAGATAATAGTGTCTTTAAAATTAATAACGTTGGATATATTCCGTCATCGATTAAAAATAAAATGGATAAAAATGTTGGTTTAACAAATTTTTCAATTATTATTAAAAATATACCTACCAATTTAGAAAGATATGATGTAGAATATGAACTAAAAACAAAATTTAGTGAATTTGGAACAATTAAAAAAGTAACTGTTTTAATGGATAAATATGAACCAACTAAAATTAGAGAAATAGCCTTTATTGATTTTTCATTTGCATCAGAAGCTATTTCAGCTTTAAAATCTACTAAAAGAATTTGTATTGGTTCGTGTATTTTATCAAAAGAAATGGCTAAAAAAAAATAAATTAATTAGCAAATAAATCACTTAGCAAATAAATCACTTAGCAAATAAATCACTTATCAAATGAAGCATAATTTTCATCAAAATCATCATATGCTACTACATCGCCGAATATTTGGTCTTTTGATAAATTATCCGTTTTATTTTTTATTAATTCAAATTCAGATTTATTAGAGGGTATTGGGTCAATTGAATAGTTTTCTTTACTATCCGATTTAAAATGTTTTGATATTTCTGTTTTTTCATCTTTAAAATTATTTACACCTAGGTTATCATACGCATTACTACCTTTAATATTACTACCATTAACATCACTATCTAGGTATTTATTTAATATATTTTCTTTTTCATTATTTATATCATTATTTTCGTTATCTAAATATTTTAATAATTCTGATCTAACATTACTTTCATTATAATCAGCTATTTGAATTAATTCATTATCATCTGGTATTTTTATATTTTCATCTGTTTTTTCCATTTTATTTAATTGGTTCTTATTTTCATAGCTATTATCATTTTCATAGCTATTATCATATGGATTTATTTGTAATTTTTTATTTCTATTATTTTTTAAAAAAATATGTCCAATTAATATTAAAAAAATATATATAATTATAATTGTAAATAAATGAAAATTCATTATATATATATAGTAATAATTTTTTTATAATAATACTACATAAATATTTGTAATATTTCATTTATTGTAGATATTATTTTTGAATAATTATTAGGTTTTTTAATATTAATTGAAAATGTAAAATATTTATCAAATTTAGATATAACTATATTAAATAAATTAAAATCAATATTTAAAATATCTTTTAATTCAATAGAGTGATATTTTAAAACCGATATGGGTCCCGTAATATTATTGTCTATTTCGCAAATAGATAGACTTAAATCAAAAGGAGTTTTTTTAACTATTTTTACTATTGCTTCTTTATAAGAATAATAAGTTTTAGTTTTACTAACTTTTATTATATTATTTTTATGTTTATATATTTTTTGAGTATAATATTTAGATAAATATTTTTTTGAATTAATTATAGATAATTTATCTAAAAAATTATCTATAGTATTTGCATTAATTTTTTTATTAAAAATATTTTCATCCATTATTTTTCCTATATTGATATTTAGAATATTATTTTTATTAATTTTAGATATATGTGTTTTAATAAAATCTTCCATTTGATATTTTAATTTTAATTTTAATTTTAAAATAAAAAAAAATTAAAATATCAAATTTTCTTTTATTTAATATAAATTTGATATTATTTTAATATAAAGATTTTATTTATAAATTAATTAATAAATATATTAATGTCAATATCTATTAAAGCTTTGTTATTAAAAATTAATTCTACTAAAAAAAATATTGTAGTAGATAATTCTATTAATGTTAATACTATAAATACTAATTTACTTAAATCTCTTTACAAAAAAAAAGGCAAGGGTAAAATTGAAAGACATTGTTCTTGGGAATTGGATAGTTATGTAATTTCGGTTTTTGGTTGGAAAAATGGTATCGCTGGAAATGAAAATAAAACTGAATTACCACCACCAGAAGATACAGATATATTTTTTGGCGATATTATTGCATTAAAAAGTGATATGCAAGGAAATTTATTAGATTTATCTATAAAACAATTTAATGAATTTTATGAAGAAGCATGTGGGGGTTTTGAATCTTTAGGTTCTGAAGACAGTGATTCAGACGAATATAATGAAGATGAAAGCGATGAAAGTTTTATAGTTGATGATGATGCGGAAATAGAATATGAAAATAGTTCTGAAAGTGAAGAAAGTGAATTTATTTTAGAAAGCGATGATAATGATGACGATGAAGATGAATTATATTTGGAATCAGATACTATTGATGAAAAAACAAGTGAATCAGATACCATTGATGAAAAAACGAATGAATCATATACAATTGACGAAAAAACAAGTGAATCAGATACAATTGATAGAAAAACTAATAAATTAGATACAATTAATAAAAAAACAAATGAATCAGATAAAAAAATTAATAATGATAAAGTTACTAATAAAGTTACTAATAAAGTTAATAATGACGAAGTTCCCAATTGTGATACAATTTCTAATGATGAAATTACTAAAAAAGAAGTTGTCAATAACAATGATATTAATGATGATGAAGTTAATGATGATGATATTAATGATGATGATATTAATAATAATGTTAATGATGATGAAGTTATGAAGAATAATGAGGATGATGAATATAAAAAAAGTTAAATAATTAATCTTCTATATTTGGATGTATTATTACGTTCATTTTATCAATACTCTATATGAAAAATATGATTTCAATTTAATTGTTTTGTCATATAATAGTTATTTTCGTTTTAAGCTATATATAGCATAATTGATTTTTTATTATTAATCAATCATATTCTTTCATATTTAATTAATAAATAAAAATTTTGATTTAAAAATAATAAAATAAATAAATTATAAATTAATAATAATGTCTGAATTGCGACAAAAAGTTATTTTGAAATTTTCAACCTTGTTTGATAAATTCGATGTTAAGAATAGTAAAGATATAGCAACTGATTTAGAAAAAGGGATTTATAATAAAACAATAAAATATTCAACTGAAAAAAAAATAATTAAAAGATGGGATAACAAATTTTTTAAAAAAATGTATCTTGCAAAAGTTATTTCCTTATATTCGAATTTTGATTCTAATTCCTATATAAATAATAAAAGATTTATAGATAGATTAAAAAATAATGAATTTAATGCTTATAATATAGCATATATGGATTCTTTACAAATATATCCCGAAAAATGGAAACATATTTATGATGAAAAAGAAAAACGTGAAAAATATTTATATGAAATTGATAAAGGTATGATTATTCCTGGAACATTTATTTGTGGAAGATGTAAATCAGATGAAACTACATACTATCAATTACAAACCAGAGGTGCGGATGAAGCAACAACAACATTTGTAACATGTTTAAATTGTGGTAATAGATGGAAATGTTAATAACACCAATTAATTAATTATCAAATCTTCCAAACGCCAATCTTCATAACGATTATTGGGTAAATATCTTCTAATTAAAAGAGGTATTTTTTTTTCTTTTAGTTCTAGTTCAGCTATGTCTAATGTATTTGTAACATAATCAGGAACTTTAACAAGAGCTTGTGATCCATTCGCTATCATTTGAGCTCTAATGCCTAATAATTTTGTTTTTTCATATTTAGTTAAATATGGTTTTGTTTTTTTATTTGTACGATAATATTTTTCATATGTAGTACTTGATGGGATAATTTCATATTTAGTATTACCTATTTTAGATACAATAATTGAATTACTATCATCGTCAAATGTATTTTCGCTAATTGCCGATAATGTACTTATTTCAGTTGAAGTTTCCATATATATAAATTAATATATTTTAATTTAAAAAAAATAAAAATATATTAATATCAAATTTATTTATTAATTATTCAGTTTTCCATGTTGTTCTACATGTACTGCACATATATAGAAATTTTAAATTTTTATTATCATATTTCATAAATATAATTTCTCTATCTGGTTTTTGATATTTTTTAACATTAATTTTAGTTTCACTTATTTCTATATGGTTTTTTATACTTAATTTGTTAAAATCTTCTTCTAAATCAAAAGTTATTAATAATTCATCAGTATTTACATCGATTAGTGTATATTTATCTTGTGTAATATTGAATGGCTCTGAACTTAAAAAATCGAATAAAATTGATTTTTCAGAATTTATTATTCCTATATTCGATAAATAAATTGTTTTACCAATATCAATATCGTTTAAATTAGTTAAACATTTAAGATTAACACATTCTATATTATTAACTCTTGGCAATGTTGGGTCATGAAGAGTATATTTATTTGTAAGTGTTTTTAATGCTATAAATTTATTACTATAATCTTTAGAATATACACACACACTTTCTTTATCATCAAAATAATCGCTACCAAACCATTCGCAATTTTTACAATAGTGTTGTAATGTCTTTAACTCGGTTAATCGAGTGTAAAGCATAAATTGACATTTAGGGCAAAAATTCATTGTAATATATTATATTAAGTAAATAAATTTTAAATAAACATCAAATTTATTTTAATTTTATTGAATCATATACTCCATTATATTTTAATGGCAATTTATTAATTAAATAATATAAATTACCATCTTTATCAGTAAATATTTTATATTTTAATTTATCATTAGCATTTAGATTTGAATTTAAAAGATTTGAATTTAGAAGATTTGAATTTAGACTTGAATTTAGATTATAATATTTATTTTTATAATTATCTATACAAATTTTTATATTTTTATTTATACGTTTTGGTAAATATAGTTCAATTAATTTTTTTTTATCTAAATTATATTTTTCAGCAATATTATCTAATAATATTTTTATATTATATCTAATTTGTAATAAAATAAATTTCATTATTATACTATTAGTAGTTAAATTTTAAGTATAAAATTTTATATTTAAAATTTTTTCCATCTTTTTTGACCAGATTTGGTTTCATAAACTATCCAAATATCTTTTTTCCCATTTTCTGATTTTTTTTTAAACCCCAAATTATATATTTTAGCTGGTTCATTTGGTGACATTCTTTTATATTTTTTTGATTTATTAATAATTTTAGTTTTAATCGGTTTTTCAATAGTTTTAGATTCAATATTTTTAGATTCATCTATGTTATTTATTACTGTTGTATTAACATTTGTTGTATTATTTACACTTGTATTAACAACCATTGAATTATCTATATTGGTATTATCTATATTGGTATTATCTATATTGGTATTATCTATATTGGTATTATCTATATTGGTATTATCTATATTGGTATTATCTATATTGGTATCTTTAGTATGTGTTTCTATTAAATTATATTTATTTAATAGATATTTATATTTATTTTCAAAATCTTTTTTTAGAGTAATGGTATCTATAATAACATTCATTCCATAAATAGGTGATTTTATAATTTTTCCATGTAGAGGTTTCATAATTTCAATAATCTCCATATAACCTTTATATAATTCTAAAAAATGTTTTTCCATTAATGGAATAAATTCATCAAATCCTAATGGTGGATTTATCATCATGTTTAAACACGCGACTTGTAAAGTTCTATATCTAATAATATCAAAATAGTTTTCTGCCCTATGATCTATACATTTTTCCCAAGATGGTTCTTGAGTAATAGGATTTCTTATATATAAACTTTTTATAGTTTTTGCGACTGTACCCAAATTCTGACAGCTGGTCCATGGTGGTCCAGCCCATGTTCCTAAAATAGATATGCAACATTTACCATTTATATAAAAATTTGGATGAAATCGTGTGTTTTCTCCTTGAGTTTTAGATTTAATAATAGGGGGGAAAAATGGATATTGGTCTGGAAAACATCCTTTAAACATAAAAAATCCGCCATAATATGGATTATCAATATCTCTCGACCCAATCATTAATATCATAAATTTATTATCTAATTTTTTATTATTAATATTAAAAAATATATCACACTCATCATAATCTTTTTTATCTCTTTTAATAAGATTTCTATCAGCTAAAACTCTTATTCTAGCTATGTTACTCAATTTATTGTTAAATGTTGAATTTTTTTTATACATTTTATATTTTTATATTTTTATATTTTTATATTTTTATATGTTTATATCAAATTTATTGAATATTTTTTATATCAAATTAATTATAATAGAAGACGTTTATTATTTAATGAAATTATTTTATCGTTAATTTTTTTTATTAATTTTTTTTCATTTTTATTTAAATTATTTATATTTTCTATTATATCTAACCAATTTCTTGTATTATTTCTAAATAATGTATTTAAATTATTAATTAAATTATTATAGGTTTCTTGTTTGCCATTTTTCATACCTAATAAATAATTTAGGTTAGAATAATAATCATTTTCGCCCATATTAATAGTTCCTATATTTACATTTTCATTTTGACCAAGATATTTAATAGATTTACAGCTACCATTTAATGACGCCAAATTATCACAATATATACATTCTACGTCAATATTTACAGAACCACATATTAATAAAGCATTAACGTTATCTCCTATATAATTAGTAATTGATAAATTATGATTAGGATAATTTTCAGTATCATGTATAAATTTATAATCAACTTTTCTAGATTCATCACAGTCACAATTAGCTCCATTATTATATATATTTTTCATTTCCAAATTATTTATTTTACATCCATTTATTCCTGATAAAAAACATAAAATATTACCTTTCATTATATGCGCCATTTGATCTCTTAAATTAACATATTTTAAATTATTAGTATTAATAATTAGTTCTAGGCTATTTTCAGTTTCAGCCCAATCTGTAATTACATAATTAGGTATTCGTAATGATCTTGTCCCTAATTCAGATTTAGTAATAATATTATTATTAACATATTTTGCTAACATTAATGTAGCGTTGGTAGCAATATTACCTTTATATTTTAATTCATCGTCTGTAATTTCAAGTATTGGTAATACATTTCCAACTGCGCCAACAAATAAACCCTCTGAATCACATAATGTTGGCACTTCTCTTGGAAAAGCATCAATATTTTCAATTTTTATATTATGAATAACAATATTACAATTACCTTTTGTTTTATCTATAGCTGAACTTGTTGTATTAATAAAATCATTTACAACTACTCCCATTTGATTAAAAACAAATGCATAAATATTTCCTTCAGGTAAAAGACTTTGATTTTTAAAAATATTTGATGTTATTTCATTTTTATTTATAGTTGGTAAATAAACAGTTTCAATCATTTCTTTTTGTAATTCACATACAATTTGTGTAATAGTTTTTACATTATTTCCATTAATATTTATACTTTGATTGCTATCCTTTACAAGACAATTGAGCAACATTTTTCTAGTATATAATGCGTTTGAATATAAAAAATTTATTGGAACATTTTTAAGAGAATTAGTTATATGTATATTTCTTGTAATTACATTTTCACTACCATTTAAAGCTATAGCTCCTACCTCATAATCTTTAATTATTAAATTTTCAATTAATACATTTTTATTACCATTACCATGTATAGCATGATGTGAAGATTTACCAATTGTTCCATTATGAATATAGATATTTTTTGGAAATGTTATATCTCCAAAATCAGCTGGACCTTGTGGTTTTATAAATGGCGAAGCATTTAATTCTATTGTAGAAAAAAATCGTTGTTGAACATGATGTATATCTGACTGTTGTATTAAATGACCATTTAAATCGATTTCAACATTATCACTTTCTATTGTAATAGCTGCAAAAAATCCAAATTTATATGGTATTGGTGGATATTCATTATTAAATTGACTTTCAGTTGGTTGAAAGTTATCTAATACATTTTGTAAATCATCACAATTATTAGATGTAAATAAATTTGAATTTGGAGAAAAAGTTATATCTTCATTTATTTTATAAATACCTGGATTTTTAATTCTATATGTTCCATTGTCAAAATCGGCTTGATTAAGATTAATAATCTCTAAACTATCATTATTAGATTTAATGGTTTGTAATGACAATAAATTTTCAGAATTATATAAATTTTTAAAATTAGAAATCAAATCTGACATATTATATTATATAAAAATATTATTAAAATAATAAAATAATATAAAATTTAAAATAACTATATAAAAATAAAATCGTTTATTAATTTAATGCTATCACAAATTTATAACGCATATTATATGACGCGGATGCTTAAAGATAAAGCTAAAATGAGTATTGTTGATTATTATAATGGAAAATATTCTAAAGTACAACGAATGAATAATATTAAAACTACAATAATTGGAAATTTATATAATTTAACTATAGAACCAACTCATATAATTGATAATATATATTTAGGTAACGCATATAATGCATCTAATTATAATAATTTAAAAAAACTTAACATAGGTTTAGTAATAAATATAACAAATGAAATTCCTAACTATTATGAAAATGATTTTAAATATTTGAATATCAAAATTGATGATAAAAATGGATGTGATATTCTTCAACATTTTTCTACATTTTTAGACACCATTAATAATTTTAAAAAAAATAATATAAATAATAAAAATATATTAATTCATTGTTTTATGGGTTCTAGTAGATCCGCAACATTATCATGTATATATATTTTAAATAAATATAATAAAACAGTTGAACAATCTATCAAGTTTATTAAAAATAAACGTCCTGTTGTAAATATTAATATTTCATTTATAAATGATATTAAAATATGGTATAATACTCGTCATAATGGCGGTGTGATTCCACTTTGCGATTATGTCGAAAAACCCAAACAACTTGCACCATTATCCAAGATAACACTAATGTACGAGGAGCCTATAGTGCCAAGTTGTAGTAAAAATAAAAATATTATCAATAAAGCTATACTTTAAATAATTTAAATTATATTCAATTATATTTATAAAAAAATTTGAATTAAATAACTTAAAATTAAATTGTATGTAAAATATAGCAATGCCAAGACAAAAAATATCATTCAATAACAATTATTCTGACCTGGATAAATTTTTAAAACAACATAAATCAGCTGTTCCTAATGGTACTTATACCCATACAAGTATTTCAAATCCTCGTGGTAGTTATTTTATAGATGTAAAAGACCAAAAAGAATTTTTCAAAAAATATTATAATCATATATTTGAGAAAAAATTACCAGCACATTTAACAGAGGGTATTAAAGATTGTCAAATTACACCCGTTAAAATTGATATAGATTTCAGAAGTTGGCAACATGTAGAAGATGGTAATAATCCTAAAAGATTGTATGAATTTAAAGATATAATTAAAATTTGTCAAAGATATATGGATTCAATCGAAGAATGGCTTGTTTCTCCAGATGATTGTGAAAGAGAATGTTTTATTCTTGAAAAGCCTAAAGCATCATTTGATAAAAAAAATGGTGTTCCAAAAACAAATGAAAAAGGTGAAAAAAGAATAAAAGATGGAGTGCATATAATGTTTCCATATATATGTACAAAAACATTTTTACAATTACAATTTAGAGAATATGTATTTAAAAATTGTGATGATATATTAGGTAAATATAAATTTGATAATTCCTATGCTGATATCTTTGATAGAGCTGTTATTGATAGAAATAATTGGCAAATGTATGGATCTTCCAAAAATAAAGATTCAGATACATATAGAGTAACTAAAATATTTGAAATATATTCCGATAAATACAAAGAAATCGATTTGAAAAAATATTCTAATATGCAACTTGTAGAGCTATTATCTGTTAGAAATAAAGATTTAGAATCGCTAGTAAAATATGAAAAGAAAAATACAATTGAAGAATTAGAAGAAAAACAAGAAATTATTAAAAAAAGAAAAAAACTTTATAAAACTAAAGGTAAATCTAAAAAATGTAAATTACCAAAAGATGAATTACGTCTTATAAGAGGAACTTATGATAAAGATGGAAATAAAATCAAACCCGGATATATTGATTGTTTGAGTATCGAGAGGGCAAAAACATATGATAAATGGATGGAAGTTGGATGGGCACTTCACAATATTGATAATGTAACTGGAATTCATTCTTCTAAAACTGGAGGAAAATGTGTATTATTAACTGAATGGATTAAATGGAGTACACAATCAGGGACCGAGTATGAAGATATGGATGAAGATATATATGAAAAAGAATGGAATGAAATGCGCAATTATGGTCTCGGTATAGGTAGTCTTAAAATTTGGGCAAGAGAAGATTCTAAAAAACTACATGATAAAATGGTAGAAGAAGGTAAAATTAAAGAGTCGGAACATACTTTATATGAAAAGGTTTTAGGAAATGATCTATATTCATGGCTAATACAAGCGTGTAATGGTAAAAAAGGTGGAACAAGCTATGATGTCGCAAAAGTAATGTATCAAATGTATAAAGATGATTTTAAATGTATATCTGTCGGGGACACAGTATGGTATTACTACGATTCCACTATACATAGATGGGTTGAAGATGATAAAGGTGTTGAATTAAGAAAAAAAATATCTACAGAACTTTGGAAAAAATTTAACAATCTTGGATTGCATTTTGGTTCAAAAGTAGAAGTTCCGGGGGATGATTGGGAAGTAAAAAGAGACCAAGTTTATAAAACTTCATCGAGATTGAAGGAAACTAGTTTTAAAAAAAATTTAATGGTAGAATGTGCTGAATTATTTCATGATAAATCTCGTAAATTCTATAACAATCTTGATAGTAATTTGAATTTATTAGGTTTTAATAATGGTATTTATGATCTTGTAAATGAAGAATTTCGAAATGGAAGACCTGAAGATTTGATTTCCATGAGTACTAATATTGACTATATACCATATGACCCAAATTTAAAAGAAGTAAAAGAAATTTATAAATTTCTAAATGAAATTTTGACTAATAAAAATGTTAGAGATTATGTTATTCAACTCATGGGAACATTTTTAAGTGGTTCAACTAAAAATGAAAAATTTCATGTTTGGTCTGGTTCTGGTGGTAATGGTAAGTCGAAACTTATTGAATTACTTGAACGTGCTATTGGAGATTACGCTGGTAAAATGAATATTTCTAATCTAACATCTAAACGTACTGGTGGCGGAAGTGCTAATCCAGAAATGGCAAGAACAAAAGGTAAAAGATTTGTTAATTTACAAGAACCAGATGAACATTGTAAGCTTAATGTTGGTTTAATGAAAGAATTAACTGGTGGTGATAAAATTATAGCAAGAGCATTATATAAAGAACCTGTTGAATTTAAACCGCAATTTAAAATGGTTCTTACATGTAATGATAAGCCTGAATTACCACCAGACGATGAAGGAACCTGGAGGAGAATTGTATTAGTTGAATATAGATCCAAATTTAAACATGAACCAAAAGGTTATTATGATAATGAAGATAATTGGGTACCTGAAAGTAAAGATAATCCTGAATTTCCAATTGATGAAAGTCTAAATGAACGATTTGAAGAATGGGCTGAGCCATTTATGTCTATATTAATTAATTCCTTTATGACCAATAAAAATAAAGATCTTAGAGAACCGAAAGAAGTACAAGAATATACTAATAAATATAGGGAACAAAACGATCATTTCAAAGAATTTCTTAATGATAAAATTATACATGATTCTAAAAATAATAATGTTATTAAAATTTCAACATTATATATCGAATATAAAGAATGGTATAAAGATAATCATGGTTCTACACATGGACAAAAAAAATTAAAAGAATTAAAGACCTTTATGGATAAAGAATTTGGCGAATATTGGGACAAAGGAAAACCTTATAGTTCCGTTGGATACAAAGGATTAACTATAATTAATTCTGATGAATATTTACAAACACCTTCTAATATAGATTTTATTGATGACCCAACTGATGAATTAGAATAAATTTAAAACCAATAGTCTTTATTAATAAATTATTTTATTTATAAACAATTATTCCAATATAATTACTACCAGATTCCAATAAAATGTTTTAATACATATTTATTTTTTATTTTTTATTTTTAATTTATAAATTATTATTTTTTAATTTATAAATTATTATTTTTTAATCATTATGGATATTAATGACCATAATCACAGTTCTAAATATCATCGTGTTTTGCTCCGAATATACAACATAATATTAACATTAACATGAACCATACATTGACGAATGAATACACATTAACTTTTTAGTTAAAAGATATATTTTTTTTAAATTTATAAATTAATACAGCAATAAGTATTATTGATAATATAAAAAGGGACATTTTTAAAACATTATTTATTTTTAATTTTATTTTATCATATTTTATATCATATAAATTTAACCTATTGTTTATCATTAATTTGTTATTATATTCTTCTAATTTTTCTTTATTATTTACTATATTTTTTTTATGATTATTTAATATTGTATTTTGGTTTTTCAGTGTTTCTTGTTGATTTTCAATTAAATTTAATCTATCTATATATTTTCCTTCTAACTCATCAAATAATTCTTTGTTTTTTTCTAAATTTAATGTATTTAATTTATTTTCAATTTTAGCACTTCTAATATTCCATTCTTTATTCATTCTATCTGAACCATTTGGTAAAGATATTTCTGCTAGATCTATATGATTTGATTTTACCATATTATTATATATAATATATTTATATAAAATAATATTATTTATCTATTTAGCTATTATTTATCTTTATGATTATTTTGTATTTTGTCTATTATAAAATATCCACAATACTATTAAAAGAAACACTATCGTTAATATAATAATTATATATGGTGAAATAGTATTGTTTTTTAAAAACAATATAAATAAAGAAACCAATAATAAATATACAAATATGGATTTTAATAAAAAAATATTATTATTTCTATTATACGTTTTACCAATTGATATTTTTATTTGATCTTTTAAATTTAAAACAATATTTTTTATATTATTTTTTCTAGATATATTTTTACCATTAATATTATCTTTTAAATTAGTCATTAATATATAATATATTAAGAAAATTTAAAAATTAACTTTTAGTTAGAAAATATCCTATAACTGCAATAAGAATTATATTTAATATTATTAAAAAATACATATTATTTTTTCTAGATATATTTCGTTCTTTTCCAGTAAGTACTTGTCTTTCTTTTGAAACGTATTCATCTGAATGTTTATTAATTAAATTTGATAAATTATCTATTTTTTTATGTTCTTCAAATATATTATTATTTTTTATTTCAATTTCGGCTTCCTGTGTTCCAATCAACGATTGTGTATGATTTATATTTGCCTTAATGTCTGTTAATATTTTAGTTAATCTCGAGTTTATAATACTTATTTTTGGTCTCCATTCTATTTCTGCATTTTTTTTTTCTAATTCGGAATTTGCACCTGTTGAATATTTAAATCTTAAATATGTAGCATATGAATTATAATAATTATCTAATTCTTTAGAATATAATTCTTTTAATTTAAATATATTACATTTTCTTTGACAAATATAATCATTTTTATCTTTGCAATTATTTTTAACAAAATTCATTCCACAACTCATATTAATATATATTATATTTAGATATTTTGTTAAATATAAAAAAATATAAAAACTTAATGATATTAGTATATATTATTTAACATATCTATAGTATGCATAAGTAATAGATGTTTTACTATATCTAATCATTTTTATAACTGAACCTGAATTATAATTATAATATTTTACAATAGGGTCATCTTTTGTAAAATGTGGAAGTTGCTGTAATGATTTTAAAGTATATTTATCCATAAGAGCATCTGTTTCTACTTTACTACAAAGGGTAAATTTTGGTTGAATTTTATGCTTTGTAATATTAAATTGTAAATCATTTATCCAGAAAAATTCACAAATTGAAAATTGTTGTTCTTTTGAAATCTTTTTTATACTATTATTTGGATTAATCTTTAACACAAATATTAATTCAGAATCTTCTGAATTTAAATAATTTTTTATTATTTGTTTGGCATTTTCTCTTACTACCGTTGGTCTAATTCTTTGAATTTGGATAAATTTAACATATACTTTCTTTTTTGGAAATGTTTTATGGTTACAAATGATATCACAATTTTTATTATTAAACAAATATCTAAATGTTTCTATGTCAATATTTAAATATTCTTTTGGAATATCATAACCTCTATCATTAATCATTTCTAAAATTGTTTTTCTAGCATTAAAAGTTAAAATAATATCATCCATTGTTATTTTCTAAATTTATAAATTTTTAAATAAATATAAATTATATCAAATTTATTTAAAAAATTTAATTATTTACTATAATTTTAATTATTTACTATAATTTTAATTATATATTCTATTATTTCACATTATACTATTTCACATTATACTATTTCACATTATACTATTTTACATTATACTATTTCACATTATACTATTTTACATTATACTATTTTACATTATACTATTTTACATTGTACTATTTCACAAAATTATTTATGAATTATAATATATTTAAATGAATAATTTTTTTATCATTAGCTTCTTTTTTATTAGCTTCTTGTTTATTACCGCCTTTTTTTATGGGGTCATTACCAAGCGATATACCCTTTAATTTTTCATCATCATCTAAGTCTGATGTAACTGGACTTGATGTTGGACTTATTGGTGTTGGACTTGGCGTTGGACTTGGCGTTGGATTTGGCGATAATACATCGCCTGACATTGTGCTTAAATTTAATGAAGCAGGTACTTC